TTACTAATTCATGTAGTTCTTCAATAGATTCGCAATGCCATCTACGTAGACTTTTATTTATGTTGCTATTTGGATCGTGTGCTGTTTTTGCACCAGTACGATGTTTCTTCATGCCACGCATTCTAGCACAGAAGCTAGCACGGCGTTTTGCTGACTTGCTACCTTTTTTAAGTTTGCTTGGTTTAGTTGTTACTGCTGTTTGAATCTTACTGCCAGGATGTTCTCTACGATATACACTAACACTTTTCTTACTCATCCCACCTGCACGTTTATTATTGTGCTTTGACCAATTTTCGCCTTCATCCATATCTTGCTTCACTCTAGAAACTGGAACGATAAGTGATTCGTATTCGCTGATATCAACAATATATGCCGGGGACTCTATACCTTTGCCTGAATCATATCTAACGATTTTACCTGAAACCATTTTTCCCTTGTGAGGTACTGTAACTTGTGTTCCAGGAGAAAGAATAGTACTCTCCCCCTCCGCCACACCTTGCTGAATTTGCCTTTTAACCCATGGTACAAGTTCATCATCTATATACTTTTGTATATTTGGATTTTTATTAACATCTAATCCAGATTGGGCCTGTAAAGTTTTTAGTTTTGAAAATACTATGTTTTGTGCTTTTTCAGGAATCTTACTACGCAACATATTTTCACCTTCTTGGTGACGCCCTTGCAAGAAATAACTAATGCCTTTGGCTAAATGTGCGTCACCAAAACTGTCGCCCATGCTTTGGAATGTTCCGTGAATTTGTTTTCCCAAGCCTTCCGCCACACCCTGCGGTTGTTTTTCAATAGTTCCTGTGCTAGTTCTTCTATCTATTATTGGAATTTTATATTTTTGTACTAATGCTATCGACTCAGGATCTGCTCCGTTGGTTACTACTGCGGCTTTCACTTTCCAATTATCAACTAATGCCTCATTCCAACCACCTTGCTGTTCAATATCAGCCTGGGTAGCTTTAACTTTATTTACATCAGTTGCAACACCTTGGGGTTGGACTGTGTATTTCTGCTGACTACGATTTCCCTCGCCTTTGCCAATTTTTTGATTATCTGATCTTAAATCTTGGAAACCAGCAATAGTAGTCCATCCATCAAGCACAAGACCAATTGTGTCTGTTCCCCATCCTGGTTTATTGCCTGGTATTTCTTCTTGATTTTTATACATCCTAGCACTGAGTTCTGCTTTACTTGAAACTCTGCCTGACAATATTTGTTCTAACTTATCTCGATACTGAGCGCCACCAGTCCAATGTACTTTCATCAAATTGGCAAATTGTTTTTGATCTGCTTTTTTAGCCCATACTTGTTTCAAGAAACGTCCCTTGGCAATCGGGTCTTTTAAAGAAATAAATTGTTGTTGTTCCTCTGGGGATAATATTCTCTCCAACTCTTTACGTTGGGCATCTACTTCCGACTGTAGTTGCTGCTCGCCTGTTAATGGATTAACAACTAATCCTTGTTGTTGTCTTTGTTTATTTTGGGCCATGGCTTGGATATTTTTTTGTACTTCCTGTTGCCATGTTTGTTGATCAAATTCAGGATGGGACTTAAAGTATTCCGCTGCGGGTAATTCGTTATATGTATCAGGATCTTTAACCATTGGATTTTGAGGATTGGCAATATCTGTCAGTAGTCCTGCTACCCTTCTATAGCCTTCCGCCACACCTTTTGGCTTCTTTCCAGCTTTTTTCATGGCAATGGCTATTGCTGCTTGTCGCTTTGGGTTAGCGTCCTCGGATATAAATTCGGTAAATCTCATGTTTTGTCCGTAAATAGTTGACTTTATTGCGTAAATATGTTACACTACATATCTTATTTATCACTTTGGAGATTTATGTACAAACTTGTACCGTTAGAAAAACACTGCGTTGTAGAGGTTAATGATTTGGTTCTTCCAAATATTGATCTTACGACAATATCCTACAAGGAACAAATTCGCTCTTTTTATTCAAGTGATAACGTAAGATTATATGCTGATTATACAAGTATAGGACAACATACCCAATATTTAGCTGGTATTTTAATTAATGTGTTAGAATTGATGAAAAATCATCCTGTATATACTTCATCAGCATTATCCAGAGTAGCTATGACAGATATAGATTGTGCGGTTGAGTTATGCAAAGATACTATAGGTTACAAACAACCGATCCACACTGACATAAATACGGTATTTATGACAGGAGTAGTTCATATTACTGATTGTGAGAATCCCACTAAGTTCTATAAAAATATCTCAATAGATTCTCTAGTGTATACTGCCCCCAAAAAAGCGTCATCAGGCGCATTTTGGTTAAACACTAGTGAATCATATCACGGGATTGACCCTACAACAATTGAAAGAAATCATTTAATTTTTCATTTCATGCCTAAACAAAAATTATGAACAATATCAAACGTATCGGTTTCGCTTGCAAATTTTCTGAACTAAACAATAAAGGAGAAATCTCTAGTATACCTGAACTTAACACAGGTGGCACTACACTAGCTTGGGCTAATCGTCAAAGTCGTGCAGTAGCAGAAGAAAAAGTAATTGAAGTTGCTAAACGCAATATTCTACACACTCACAATCTAGTTAAGAAGGTAGCAACACTAGAACCCGAATTACGTATGGTTCGTCTTACTAGTGATATGCTTTCATTTTATACTCATGCAGATTGGCAAGGCTTCTGGCAACAATCTGATATTCAAAATAAACTAGCACATTGGTTCGCACCCATTGGTGAAACAGCACGGGCCAATGATGTTCGTCTTAGCTTTCACCCTGACCAATTTGTAGTTTTAGCAAGCGACCGTGAAGAGGTAGTAAATAAGAGTATAGAAGAATTTGAATATCACGTTGACATGGTTCGTTGGATGGGCTATGGCAAATCATTTCAAGACTTCAAAGTTAATGTACACATCAGTGGTCGTAAAGGTCCACAGGGCATTCGTGATGTGTACAATCGGTTGTCACCCGAAGCCCGTAACACACTTACACTAGAGAATGAGGAATACACACATGGACTACTTGACTGCTTATCATTATCTGACCTCGTACCTACGGTCATGGACATTCATCACAATTGGATACGTGAGGGAGAATACATTCAACCTAATGATGAAAACGTACAACGTGTTATTGATAGCTGGCGTGGCGTGCGCCCTACTATGCATTACAGTGTTAGCCGCGAAGATGTACTCACAGGCCATTCATCTACCGAATTACCCGATCATGGTGCGCTAATTGCCAATGGACATAGTAAACAAAAACTTCGGGCACACTCTGACTTTTACTGGAATGATGCAGTGAATGATTGGGCATTGACATTTGTTGATAACTTTGATATAATGTGTGAGTCAAAGGCAAAGAATCTTGCCAGCTTTAAATTACTTGAGAGATATAAAAATGGGAATATTTGATAAACTATTTGGGAAAAAGCCAGAACCAGTGGTAGAGGCACCTAAGCCGGTCAAGGAAAAGAAACCACGTAAACCTAAGGAAAAGAAAGAAGCGCCTACTTCTACAGATAAACAGAAAGCTAATGAATTGGGTTTGCCTTATGTTAATATACTAAAGATGGAGATTGATCCATACGATATTAATAGTGGTGCATTTGAACTGGATTTCAACGACAAATTCGTATTGAATCTAATTCGTGCAGGATACAAGATTCGTGAGGATGATACTGATACTATCATTGTGGATCGCTGGTTCCAAACTGTATGTAGGAATGTAGCACTTGAACTGTATGAACAACAGCAAGCGGATCCAGAAAATCGGGCCCAGGCTTCGGACATGAGGGTGGTCCGCGCTAAGGACATTGGTGATGGGCGTACAGAGGTCAGCTAAAAAAAGTGTTGTAAAAATACAACAAAATAGTTATTGACATTAACTTCAGTTGGTGTTATAATAGAGATATTGTTGAGCATGGTGTTCAGCAATATTTTTTAACTTAATTGGAGAAACAAAATGGCAAAATTATCGCCAACACAAAAATCCTTTCCATGGACTGATGTTCCGAAAGGTCAAGTGATTGATATATCAAAAATCAGAAACCCACTTGATAGTAAGCGTCTTAAAAACGCAAAGCCAAAAACATTAGCACAATCTGTCGCGGAACTTGAAAAGAATCCCGTCATTGCTAATATGTTGACTGAATTGAAAAATAAGAATAAAAAGTTTGATCCGAGTAAAATTGGGGTTGCAGTAACAAAAAAAATCGGCAGTGTAACTTTCTTAGAAGAAACTCAACGTTTGGTAATTCCAGGACATGTTGCTGAAATTGGATTAACTTGCCAAGAAGAACTACTAAGTCCTGTATTTGCGACAGTAAGCGCAGATGGTAATTCTAACCCTGCGTTCGATACACAACATGGTATTAATTTTGTTGGATTGAGTGCAAAGCATGGATTGTGGGAAGGAGTTGATCCTGAAAAATGGGAAGATTTTGAGTACCCGTTTTTTATCGTAAACAACAATGATATTGCTTTTGCAAACGAAGCGGCTTACCATAGAAATGGTAAGGGTCAAAAGAAATGGACCGCATTTGATTTTCATCGTATTAAGGTTGCTGGTGTTCGCCAACATAAATCAACAGACAAAGATTATGTAGATTCCACAAAGCGCCAAACTATCTGTGAAAAATATGAGGCTATTCCAGTTTCTGCTAGTCACCCGCAAAAGGGAAAAGCAGGTACACTAGATCGTATCGATGCAGTTTACAACTGGGGCCACAAGACATTAGAATTTATTCTTGCTACACACAAAACATATTGGCACGGTACAAAAATTGACAGTGCTGCTTTTGGTTTGTATGGTCATTTGTATGATAATATGAAAGCAAAGCATATTCCTGTTACAGGACCTGCTTTTGATGAATTCATGGATAATTTTCATGCTATCATTAAAAAATGTTTTACTGATTTGGGAACATTGCGTAAGGCTACTGAAAATGCTCACATTGCTTGGCACGAGGCTGCTTACCCAAACATTAAGAAGCACAAGCTGAATTCAACTAATTGTGCTTTGGCTATAGTGTTGAAAATTTATCAACAATTAGGTGGAACTCACCCATTGACCAATGATGTAAATGACTTCATGTATGCTGACATAGACATTTATGACTATTTGGATGAGATTGATGTACTTGAGGCCGTAAAGAATGCCTAAAATTAAACTACCCGAAAAGTGTGGTTGGTTTTATATTTTACAACTTCGCCATAATAGTATATGGGGATTTGGTATAACTAAAAGTGCAAATATCAAAAACTATTTGCAAAAACGTTATATCAACCCCGGAGCTAACAAAGATCAAGTTTTTGATTATTTGTATTATGGAAAGTTGTCTGAGATTAAGGCCCTTGAAGTACATTTAAAACACGAATGGGGAGAGCATTTGCTTATCTTGTTTACAGATAAACTAGAATGGTTTGAGCCGTCATCCAATATTGATGGAAAACAAATTGTTAAATTTATTGAAGCAAGGTGCAAAACTAACTACCCTGAAGTTTTTAGAGTAAAGAAAGAATTTTTGCCCTTTAGTCCTAGTAATGTTTTTAATGACATTAAGGATGATCCAGACAAATATTTGGAACAACTATAGATTGACAACAAAGAGTAATATGTGTATAATACACACATATTACTCAACTATATACCTAACATGAAATACGCACTAATCGATACGGCAAATACATTTTTCCGCGCACGGCACATTGCCTCACGCAGTAGCACAGTTGAGGAAAAGATCGGAATGGCAATTCATCTCACATTAGCAAGTACTAATCAAATTGTTAAACGTTTTGGAATTGATCACGTTGTGTTTTGCTTAGAAGGTCGTAGCTGGCGCAAAGACTTCTATGCTCCGTATAAAAAGAATCGTGTAGTAGATACAATGTCTCAAACAGAGGCAGAAGTCGCTGAGAATAAAATGTTCTGGGAAACGTATGAAGCCTTCACAACTTATCTTAAAGCCCGCACAAACTGTAGTGTCCTGCGTGATCCTAAGGCTGAGGCTGATGATCTCATAGCAAGATTTGTGGCACTGCATCCAGCAGATGAACATTTTATAATTTCAACAGACAGCGATTACCAACAACTAATTTCCTCACGAGTAAAGCAATATTCGGGTGTCACTGGTGAATTGATTACTCTAGAGGGATATTTTGATGATAAAGGTCGTCCGGTAAAAGATAAGAAAACTAAAGAGCCCAAACTATTAGAGGATCCACAATATATCCTATTCAAGAAGACCATGCGCGGTGACGCAACAGACAACGTATTCAGTGCTTTTCCCGGGGTACGTGAAAAAGGTTCTAGCAAGAAAGCTGGATTGATTGAAGCATATGCTGACAGAACAAAACGTGGATTTGACTGGAACAATATGATGTTGCAACGTTGGACGGACCATGATGGTAATGAGGTTCGGGTTAAAGATGCGTATGAACGGAATCGGGTACTTATAGACTTGACAGCACAGCCCGACGATGTTAAACTATCAGTAGATACAAACATCCGTGAAGGTGTTCGTACAACTACTATTCCTCAAGTGGGCATACACTTGATGAAATTCTGCGGAAAATATGAATTGCAGAAGATTGCAGATAACGCAGAAACTTATGCTAGGTGGCTTAACAGCCCATATGTAGGAATATTAAAATGAAATTTAAAATTTGCGGAATAGATTATGAGGTTTTATACAAGACCTCTGAGGAAATGCAAGGTACTATTGGTCTAGCACGATTCAATGACCAAGAGATTTGGATTGGTAATCAGTTTACTGAGCAAACTAAAAAGATCGCATTGTGGCATGAAGTATTACATATACTAGACCATGCTTACAATCTTAAAATGACTGAGGAACAAGTTAAGTTTCAAACTCATGCATTGATTGCATTAGTAGAAGATAACCCGGAAGTGTTTAAAAATTGAATAAAGACTTCATACTAGGCTTTTTACTTAGCACTATGTTTTGGTTGCTATTACTAAGCCTAGTAGATATCCCTGAAATGATTATTGTACATAAAAATATTTGTACTAACACTATAAAGAGTTAATGATGCGTAAATATATAACCAACAAATTCAATGATGTATTTCTTCCTTACGAAGATGGAATGATTGAGTGGTTAGTTGAAAATTATCCACATAGTCAATATCGCATAGTGGAGGTCGTGTGAGAAAACTAATCAAAGAACTTGAACCCCAATGTTGGGAACACAATGAATTTGGCCTTAATTTCAATTACGAAAAGTTTGCCGAGTTGATTATAAAAGAATGTGCTACTGCGGTAGCCAATGCCAATAATCCACTTGGACGCAGTATTGATAAACTTTTTGAAATGCATTTTGAAAAATGATTAATTTACATTTAAAACTTGATAATCCATGGAGTGATCGTTGGGATTTTCTTTGGTCTAAACATAGAATGATTGCCAAACACAAAGCCTGGGAATTAGGTGTATATCGTACAAATAGTATTGTTGAATTATATTTTCACTATAGAATAAGATGTGACCATGCTGGAGTTAAATTTATGTTCAGTTTATTTGGTTACACTATTGAAT